AGCATGTACAAGGACAGGCCGGGGTGGAAGAAGGCGGACACCGTGACGCTGAACCTTCCCGCTGCCATCGCGGCAGAGTTCGCCCGGCTGATCCTTACGGAATTCAGCCTGGAGTGCACAGGTTCTTCCATGGCAACGTTCGTCGACGAGCAGCTGAAGAAAGCTCTCAAGGCCAAGTTCCGCACCGTGTCGCTCTACTGTGCTCTGGGCGGTATCGTGGCCAAGGTCTACCCAACGGATGTGGATCCGGAGACAGGACGGCCCACAAGGGTCGCGGTCGACTGGATCGCCGCGGATGACTTCTATCCCGTGGCATTCGATTCTTCCAACAACGTGACATCGGCGGTCTTTGCCCAGTTCAAATACATCGGGGACCATGTCTATACCAGGCTGGAGCTCCATGAACAGAATGGCCAGACCTATACGGTCACGAACAAGGCATACAAGGCCAGGATGCTCCAGACAGCAGGTGCGGATGCCTTTACGCTCGACACTCTCCTGCAGGAGGAGGTCCCTCTTACATCCGTGGAGGAATGGGCAGGCATTGAGCCTGTGACAACCATGTCGGGCATGCTTGCCCCGCTTTTCGTGTATATAAAGGTACCGACGCCCAACACCATCGACACGGAAAGCCCTCTCGGCGTTTCGGTCTACTCGCTTGCTGTGGAGCAGATCCAGGCGGCGGATGAGCAGTACGGACGCACCATCTGGGAGTTCGAAGCGACTGAGGCGGCTATCGACGCTGATCAGAGCCTGTTCGACTTCGACAAGCTGGGCAGGCCTATCCTCCCTGAAGGAAAGGAACGGCTCTTCCGGACATATGCGGCCCGGAGAACAACAGAAGGGAAACCTCTTCTGAACACATTCTCCCCGGTCATCCGGGACCAGAGCCTGCTCAACGGCCTGAACGAACACCTGTACCGTATCGAATGGCTCTGCGGCCTAGCATACGGTACCCTCTCCCATGCGCAGGAGGTCGAGAAGACGGCCACTGAGATCCGCATGGCCAAGCAGCGGTCCTACCACACCGTATGCCTGATGCAGGACGAGTGGGACGAAGGCCTTAAGCAGCTGGCCATCGCTATCCAGGAGATCGCAGTACTCTACGGCATGGCTCCTAACGGCAATGTGGACGTTAACATCACCTTCGGAGACGGCGTCCTTGAAGACACCGACGTCGAGTATCAGAGAAGATGGGCGATGGTGCAGGCTGGCAAGCTGAAGCCGGAACTGTTCCTTTCCTGGTATTTCGGCTGCTCCGAGGAAGAGGCACTGGCGATGATGCCCGAACAGGCAGAGGACGCAGAGTCACTTTTCCCCAGAGAGTAGGTGATTGAATGCTGACGCCTGAATACCTGGGAAGCTGTACCGACTACCTGCTGGCGCTGTATGACGAGCTCGAAGAACAGATCCTGCAGGACATGGCCAGGCGGATCGTGAAGACCGGAGAGCTGACGGAGACCGCCGACTGGCAGTACAAGCAGCTCCAGGAAATGGGCGCTCTGCAGGACTTCATCTATGAACGGCTGGCGGAGATATCTGGGAAGTCTGATGCGGAGATCAGGCGGCTCTTTGGAGAGTCTGCATATCAGAACATCACGACCAATGCTGCCCCGCTGATCAGCCACGGGATAGCGGTGGAGATGGACCTGTCGGCACCTATGCGGCAGATCCTGGAGGCGAACATCCTTCGCACATCCGGGAACATCAAGAACATCACACGGACCATCGGCTCGACCGGGTCCATGACCTACTACGACATTTCCAACCAGGCCTTCATGCAGGCCATGAGCGGGGCCTTCAGCCCGGATTATGCTATCCGGGAAGCTATCCGAAGACTCGGCGGCTCCGGTGTAACGGTAATGTTCCCCGGAAGAAAGGACAAGCTGGACGTTGCTGTCCGCAGGAATGTCCGCACATCCGTGGGACAGACAGCGGCTGCCATCACCATCATGCAGTCGCAGATGATGGGAGTGGAGTACTACGAGACCACGGCCCACATCGGGGCCAGGCCTTCCCACGCCGCGTGGCAGGGAAAGGTCTTCAAGATCGAAGGCTCGGATCTGACCCATGAGAATTTCTACGATGCCACGCAGTATGGAGAGGCAGGAGGACTATGCGGAGTAAACTGCCACCACCAGTTCTTCCCGTTCTGGAAGGGGATATCCAAGCCGGCTTACAGCAGGGAGACACTGGAGCATTACAACAATGCCACGGTCACATATAACGGGGAGGAGATCCCTTACTACGATGCCACGCAGATCCAGAGGGGGCTTGAGAGAAAGATCCGGGACACCAAGCGCAGGATCATGGTTACAGACTCAGCTCTGGAAACAGCAACAGATGACGGCCTGAAGGCCGCCCTGCACGAAGATGCACGAAAACAGAGGAAGGTCCTCAGACGGCAGAGAAGCAGCCTGACGGACTTCTGTGAACAGACAGGCCTTTTGAAAGACGGCAGCCGGGTACAGGTAGTCGGCTTCGGAAGGAGATAAGGATTTTTATGCAAAGAAAGGAGGCAAGTATGAAGAAACTGTTTATATCACATCCCATGGGCGGCAAGACCGATGAGCAGATTCTTGCCATCAGGCAGAAAGCTGTAGAGGATGCCAAAAAGTATTTTCCTGGTGAAGATGTAGCGGTAATCAACTCTTACTTCCAGGAATATTCGCCCGAAAAAGGTTGTATTCCGCTGAAATATCTGGCGAAATCTATCGAACTCCTTGCGGATGCGGACTGGGCATGCTTCGCTGACGATTGGGAACATGCAAGGGGGTGCAGAATCGAGCATGCTTGCGCTCTTTCGTATGGCATCCCTATTGTCTACGCTTAAGTCCTGTTAAGGAGGTGATCGCATGAGCAAGCACAAGAAGAGCAAGAAGCAGACAATCCGCATCATATTCAAGGACGGCAAGGAAGACCGTCTTCCTCAGAAGATGTGGGACGATTACGACTATTTCGACCGTCTTTTCGTGGTGATGAAGGACCGCCAGTGGATCGCTATCATCAACCTGGATGTGGTCGCTTCCATCGCGGTCGGATAAGGAGGCCGCATGGATAGCCGCTATATTGACGTCCTCGGCCTTCGTTATGAGATCCAGTTCCGCAAATACGGGACTGACAAGGCCCTGGAAAACGCCGACGGCTACTGTGACCACACGTTGAAGCTGATCGTGGTCCAGGAAGGCCCGGATGACCCCAACAATCCCAGCAACCTCGGAAACGACGAGGTCTATATGAAACAGGTCCTTCGGCACGAGATCGTCCATGCATTCCATCTGGAAGCCGGCCTGCAGGGGAGCTTTACTCCCATCGGCACGGGGATCCCGGAGAGCATCGTCGACTGGTTCGCCATTATGGGACCGAGGATTTATCAGGCATGGAAGGAGGCTGATGCCTTATGAGTATGTGTAAATACATCGGATGCAAACTGGTGACCGCAGAGAAGGTCACATGGGAAGAGTGCTGCCGTCGCCTTAATCTGCAGGTGCAGCCTCCCAGGATGGCCCCTGGCGAGAAGGTGTACTACATCGAGTACCCTGACGGCTACAAGACCTACTGCCCTGTCGATGTTTTTGAAAGGGCCTATATCCCTGTCAAGAAGAACGCTGACCTCAAGACGGATATCTCGATCAGCCAGATGATGGTAGACGAGTTCATCGCCTATGACGAGGTCGTGACCATCGAGCCGGCCACGACACTGGTCAGGTGCCACCTGAGGAACGGATTCGTCATCACGGAAGCATCCACCTGCGTGGATCCGGCCAACTACAGCCAGGATATCGGAGCGGAGATCTGCCGCAAGAAGATCGAGGACCAGATCTGGTCCTACCTTGGCTTCCTGCTCGCCTCTGCGAAGAACGGCATGAACAACTGAGCTTTCCCGGAATATTCCGGTCAGAGCGAGCCCCAAATTTCGATTTTGGGGCCTTTTAATCCCGGGGCAGGTATTTATCTGTCCGAGGGATAAAATACAAATCCTGCTCATTTCCGACGGGTGGAAGGGGCTTGCATATCGAACCTTAAAACATGGAGCGCCTTCGGGCGCTTTTTTGTTTGCCCTCTGGTATGGCGTTTAAACTGCCTGACCCGTCAATGTCACTGCTCCCCGGACGTTTAAAGGGGAGCCTAAGCGCGATGCCCGAAGGACGGGCGCTTACAAATTCCAGCGAAAGGAGCCCATAAACATGGCTTACGAATTTCTGAAGAAGTTATTTGGAACAAACGAAGATGGAACACCCAAAGCACTGACAGCGGAGGAACTGGAGGCGGCTATCGCTGCCGATAAAGGCATTTCCGTGGTTGATCTGAAGGCGGGAGGCTACGTTTCCCAGGCGAAATATGACCGCCTGGAGACCGAGAAGACCGGCCTGCAGACGCAGCTGACGGATGCCACGAACCAGCTCAAGGCCTTCAAGTCGGAAGATGGCAAGACCATCGAGGATGTCCGCAATGAGGTCAGGACCTGGGAGGATCGTTACAACACCGATACCAAGGCCCTGCAGGACAAGCTCACCGCACAGGAGCGCTCCCATCTGATCGACCAGTACCTCAATGGTACCGAGTTCACTTCCCGCTTTGCGAGGAAGGAGATCAAGAACCTTCTGGAGGGAGCTAAGGAACTGTCGGTCAAGGACGGCCAGCTGGTCGGAGCAGATGACCTCATGAAAGGCTTCCGGAAGGACTACGCAGATGCTTTCAAGGCTGATCCTGATCCTGCTCCCGCGGGAGATCCTGGCACCGACCCTGCAGCTGCAGGCGGTGTGAACCCCAACTTCACTTCCGGTACTTCGATGAATGGAGGTAACCCCAAGAAAGGCGGGAAAGGCATGAGTCTCTTCGAGGCGATGAAGTACGCCAACGAACACCCCGATGTAGACCCCGCCACCCTGTTTTAATCATCAGCCCTTTTAAGGGCAGAAAGGAAAATTATGCCCGGTATTTTTAATGCCAAGTACTGGAACGATGCAGTCTTCCAGCACTATCTCGACACCCTGCCCCACACCCGTTTCAACCAGCTGCTCCATTCCGGCGCCATCCGCCAGAGATCTGAGCTGGCCGCGGCCCTGGCTGAAAACGTAGGCGGCAACTACCTTACTACTCCCATGACCGGCCGCATCGGCGGCGCTCCCGTCAACTATGACGGCGAGACCAACATCACTGCATCCGGGATCGACGGCTACATGCAGGGCCGCATCGTAATCGGCCGCGCCAAGGCATGGCAGGAGCTCGACTTCACCTATGATCTGACCGCAAAGGATTTCATGGAAGCGATCGCAGCCCAGGTCGGTGACTACTGGGATGATGTGGACGATGACACCCTCACCTATATCCTGGAAGGCGTGTTCGCTATGACCGGAGCCCTTAACACTCCCTTCGTGACCAACCACACCCACAACATCACTGCTGTTGCCAACTCCGAAGGCAAGACCGGCCTGTTCGACGGCACCACCCTGAACACCGCCATGCAGAAGGCCTGCGGTGACCGCAAGGCATCCTTCTCCCTGGCCATCATGCACTCTGTTGTTGCTACCAACCTGGAGAACCTGAAGATCCTCACCTATGCGAAGCAGAACGACGCACAGGGCATGGAGAGAGATACTCCTATCGCCTACCTCAACGGCCGCCTGGTCCTGGTAGACGACCATGTTCCGGTAGATACCTCCGGACAGGATCCTGTCTACACCACCTTCGTCCTCGGTGCCGGCGCTATCGAGTACACCAACTGCGGCGCAAAGGTCCCTTCCGAAGTTGACCGTGATCCTGCGACCAACGGCGGCGTAGATCTGCTGTACACCAGGCAGCGCAAGTGCTGGACACCTTATGGAATTTCCTTCACAAAGGCGTCCATGGCCAAGAAGTCTCCTACTGACGCCGAGCTGCAGACCGGCGCGAACTGGGAGCTTGTCAAGAATGCGGGCGGGACCGCTGCATTCCCCCACAAGATGATTCCTATCGCACAGATCAAGTCCTTCGGCTGATCTGTAAGAGCAGGAGGGCGCAGACATGGACATGCCTTACGCAGATTTTACTTACTATACCGGGACTTATCTCGGAACGGCTCTGTCTGAGCAGGAGTTTCCTGCCTGTGCCCGGAAGGCGAGCATACTGATCGATGACCTGACATTCGGGAGAACAGGGAAGCTCAGTGCTTCCCAGATCCCGGATGCGGTCAGGGATGCCGCCTGCAGCGCAGCTGAGATCTACGCAGACTACCTGGCAAAGAAAAATGCCGCACTGAAGGCAACCAAGTCAGGTACCGTCAAATCCGAATCCAACGACGGCTTCGCTGTTTCCTATGCGGATTACAATGCAGAGCAGGCCCGGATCAGCGCTGAGAGCGAGATGTCTGAGGAAATCACCATTTACCTGGCGAAAACAGGCCTGATGTTTAGGGGCTGGTCCAGAAAGTGGGATGAGGTGACGGAATGATCACGGCGGACAGAGCAATCATAATTTTCAACAAGTTCGTGGACAGTGAGAGCCGCAGAGGGATGTATGCCCCTACGGCCATCACGAATGTTTCTTACTATGAGAGCGTCGGCATGGTCCAGAACGATATCAACAGGTCCCAGTCGGACACCTTCCGGCTGCGGATCCCGTACATGGAAGCAGATTTCCAGGGCGGACGTAAGTATATCGGGAACCCGGAGTGGAAGTCTCTTGCGGACAGATCCGGGAACTGGACCATTGCTGCCGGTGACTACATTCTCCTGGTCAAACAGGGCGAGGCAGCGCCGGAGCTTGATGGAGAGTACACGGAAAAGCAGGTCAAGGACCTTGCCGGCACGGGCGTCTTCTGCGGACCGGAGATCGTCATATCTTCGTTCGCGGATAACACCGTGCGGGGGTCCGAGTATGTCTGGCACTGGAGGATAGGAGGTAACTGATGGCAGGATTCAACGTAACGACGCCTGGCGGCAAGACGGTCCAGTTAAACCCGAACGTGACCTTCCGTATGGACTGGAACCCCGCTTTCGGACCCAGGGCAACAGCGGCCCTGGATGCTGCGCAGTACTTCGTGGACAGTGAGGCCCTGCGGTACTGTTCCGCACTCGTCCCTCACAGGACGGGCTTCCTGATGACCTCCGGCATCCACGGATCCGCAGTAGGGTCCGGGGAGCTGGGCTACAATGCCGTGTACGCCAGACGGCAGTATTATGACACCGCCGATACCAGACCCTACGATGCGAACCGTGGGGCGCACTGGTTCGACAGGATGAAGGCGGCCCACAAGGATGAGATCCTGGAAGGCGCCAAGAAGTTTTTTTAAGCCGGTAAACCGGCTCAATCGAAGGGAGGAAAATGGTCGGATCGATCATTCAGGGCATTACGGATTTCTTTTTGCAATGCCCTCTTTTGGCAGACGGAGAATTCCATATGGATGCCCTGGGAGAGGATCCCGGGGAATATGTGGTAGAGACCGGGGTTTTCAGCCCTACTCTGCGGACATATGTGGATGGAACACGGGACTGCCAGTACCAGTTCAATTTCGGCTCCAGAGAGATCTATTCGATGGACCGGATGCAGAACATCATGAACA